ATGCTCGACGTCTTCAACAACTCGGGGGCCGCACTGACCGGCGTGACGCTGGGAACGAATTTTCACAAGGATGCTTCGTGGGGGCTGCCGGCGACGGGCAAACGCAGGATTTGCCAAGTCGATGACGAATCCTCCGGCGTGGTGCTGATCGGGGCCTGCAGCGGCGATGAATAGATTGCGGCGGGCCGTGACTATCGCGCTGCTGCTAGTGCTGAGCGCGGCGCGCGCGCGACAATCGGCATCGTGCAGGACGCGACGACGCCGGTCAGATTCGCTGCGGGCAGCGGCGGCGGCGGCGTGAATCTGCCCGCCACGTCGACGGTCGGGAATGCCGTGCTGGTCGACGTGGTGTTGAATATCTCGACCGGGGTCGCGTCGGTCAGCGGGCAGGGCGCGAGCTGGGTGACGGTTTACGATTCGGGCAGCGCGTATAACAGTCATATCTATCAATTCTGCGGCAAAGTGGTGACGCCCGGGACGGCGGCGACGGTCGCCTATAGCGGTGGCGGCGCGGCGCTGGCGTCGATGCACGAGGTCTCGGACGCGGCGCTGTGCCGGGTCGATACGACCTATACCAGCCGGGTTAATGCGGCGGCTGCGCTCACGCTCGGGCCGACGCACGGCGGTATTTATCTCGGCGTACCGACGCGCAATCCGGCGGATCTGGTGGAAGCGATCGCCAGTCACAACGTCGGCGGCGAGGCGGTTACCCTGCCCGGCGCACCCTGGACGGCGTTTCACGGTTATCATCTGGCGACGATCGATCGGACCTATGACAGCGTCTACCAGATCGTTTCGGCGACCGGCCGTTTTGCTCCGGCGTTTTCGTGGGTGACGGCGACGGCGCACGCGGAGGGCGGCTTTATCGCGCTGCTTTCTGACGATTCACCGGCGCTCCCGGCGCCGCCGATCGTGACGCAGAATATCGGACCGTGGCAGGTCGGCCAGCCGGGTGATACGACGACTTGCCAGCTGGGCTTTCTGCAGCCGGGCGCGGTCGGCTGTCTGATCCGCATCAACGGCCGCGTGCTGTGGAGCGGGTGCAACCCGAATACCTATAACTGGGGACAGCTCGACACGATTATCGGCAACATGGTGGCGGCGGGAATCAAAGGGGCGCTGGATATCCAGCTCGGCGGTCAATCGGCGCCGGATTGCGAGCTGACGCGGCTGGCGGGGATCAGCGGCGCGATCTACACGACGAAGTATGCTTTCGGCGGAAATCCCACGCAGTTCGGGACGCCGATCGTGGCGTGCGACAATATCCAGTATATCATTCCGTGGAATTCGACCTGGATCGCCGACGCCGCGCAGGTGATCCGCGATATCAAGGCGCGGATCGTACTCGACGGCGGCGCGGCCGCGATTTTGCGCGTCAACAATACCGGCGAGGTGCTGAACGACGACGAGACCCGTCTGCCGCGCGATGGCACGGTGGCGGATACCTTCACCTGCTCGGGCTACGGCGCGCAGTGCGTGAGCGCGTGCGGCGCCGATCCGTGCAGCTGCGCGGCGCCGAACGACGCCGCGGCGCTGATCGCGGCGCCCTATTTTTACACGCCGAACACCGCGATCGGCGCGATCAACGCGCTCGATACCGCCTACTATGCGGCGTGGCCCGGCGTACCGATTGCGCATATGCTGCTGCCGACGGTCTATCCGCCGGTCGACCTCAACGGCAATATCATTGCGGCGCAGCAGTTCGACAAGCCCGGACCGAATGTGCCGGTGCTGATGGTGCAATCGGGGATCGTCAATTCAGGCGCGCAGCCTTACGCAGTGCAGAACAACGGCCTCGCGCCCTCGGCGACCCATCCGGAGACGGCGTACGTCTTCGTGCCGGTGGCCGCGCTGGTGGGGCTTCAAGCCGGCGCGGTCTTCACTGACAATCCGCACTTTACCGGCGCGGCGAATATCGCGATCCAGAAGAATACGCAGTACCAGGAGTTTTACGCGACGGACGTGAACTGGAACACGAATCAGATGACCTGGCTCTATAACGAAGACGTGGCGCTCGGGGCCGGCGGGCACAATTGGTTTGGGCGGCCGGCGCGCTGAAAGGCGGGCGTTGACACTCAGATCGCGGTGAAGAGATAATTCTAGGCAAAGAGCAGGATATCGAGCGGAATCGAGCCCCGTCGGGAGAAATCCTGCCGGGGCTTTTGCTTTGCGGGGAGCAGCGATTGATCAGTGATGCGGAACAGGCCGACCACGCACGCAGCCATTACAAGGCGGCGGCGAATCACGTCGCCGCGGCGGGCGAGCATCTGGACGGCTGGGAGGATGCGAGCGGCGGGGTCGAGAAGATGGCCGGCGCGCAGCTGTCGAAGGCCGCCTTCGAGATCGGCCAAGCCACCGCGCAGCACGCGATGGGCAAAAAGCACGTCGATAGCTTGATCGGCCGCGAAGGCTACGACGGTAACCCGGCGTTCGAAGCGGCGAAAGCGGCGTCGGGCGGAATGGGCCACGAGCTCAAGATGGCGGCCGAGAGTCATGCGGCGCTCCATCAGGCCGATCGCGAGCAGAACGGCGCGCAGATGATTGCGCGGCACAAGGACTTGCGCGGCCATCTGGCGAAGGCCTCGGCGCACGCCGAGGACGCTTCGACCGGGCTCGGCAAATGCCTCGAAGCGGGCGACAACGGCTCGACCAAAACGGCCAAGGTGCTGAAGGGCGAGCTGCTGAAATCGAGTCGCGATGATTTCCGGCTATGGTTGCCGGTCTGCAAGATCGACGAGCTGCCGGACGGCGCGTTGCTGGTTACCTGCATCGCGAACGTGAGCGATTTTATCGACTCGGACGGCGAGTATTTCACCCCTGAGGCGCTGGCAAAGGCAATGACCGATTGGGCGCCGTTCGGGAATATCCGTGAGCAGCACAATCCGTCGAAACCGGTGGGGACGATTCGTCAACCGACAATCGGCAAACTCGACGGTGAGCAGCCGGGATGGTGGATGGCGGAGCATCCGGAGACCAAGACGCCGGCGGCCTTTATGCGGGTCCATGTGCCGAATGTCGGCGACAGCAGAGAAACGATCGTCAAGTTGAAGGTCGGTCTTTTAACCGGTTGCTCGGTCGGCGGCAGCATCAACCCAGGCGGCCGTCAAACCGTCGAGGTCGAAGTCGATGAAAACGGCGTCGTGCTCAGAGAGGCAGCCTGACGGTGCCGACTAAACGCATCACAGCCGGCAAGATTACGGACGCCCGATTCTCCGAGGTCAGCTTCGTGGACCATCCGGCAAACTCGAAATCGACGATCAATCAGGTCGAGTTGGCGAAGCGCGAGGCCGCGAAGCCGGTGCTCGATGAGCTGATCGCGCAGGCGCCGCCGGCCGAGCGCGGAATTATCCGCGGCTTCTTCGAGAAACTCTTCGGGCTGCGCGAGCGCACGCCCGGGGCCTCGATTGCGACCGACAAAGCCGTCGCCGCCGATCCGGTCAAACAAGAAATTCAGCAAATTCTCGCCGATGTAACCGCCGAGGATATCGACGAATGGCGCAAGGGAGAAACCGACATGGCGCTCAGCGCAGAGGCTCTGGAATTGGTGAAGCAGGCGGTGGCCGGGCTCAAAGACGGCAAGGTCGAAAAGAAGCTCAGCATGGCCAGCAAGGGGCACTTCGACAATATGAAGAAGTGCATGGACAAGGCTGACGGCTGCTTCGGCAAAGGCGACTATGAAGACGGCACGACGCATTTCAACGCCGGCATGAACCACATGGCGAAGATGGATGCGACGATGGCCGATGCGGTCGAATTCGGCGAGGCCGACGACAAGAGTCCTGGCGATGCGGATTCGCCGGCCAAGGCCAGCCAGCTCAAGGATCTGGTCAAGGCGGCGGTGGGCGAGGCGACGGCGAATTTTAGCAAGCAGATGGAAAGCCTGCGCGGCGACCTCAAGGCGGCGACCGAAAAGAGCGCCGAACTGGAGAAAGAGAACATCTACCTGAAAGGCCAGGTCGATGCGCTGGGGAATCAGCCGATCAAGCCGAAGGCGCAAATCGGCGGCAGCTTCCTGCGCACGGTGCAAAAGGGCGAAGGCGCGGAGCATCTGGCGCGCGAAGCGGGGAACCTCGGGGCGAATGCGGCGGATATCGATCTGTCGAAACTCGACCCGAAGCATCCGGAGGCCTTTCGCACGGCGCTGACCAAGGCTTATGCGCAGCCGCAGCGGATGTCGCAGCTCAAGGCGGAAGCTGACCAGGCGACGTTATAAATAGTTCGGGTATCGAGCGGAATCGAGCCCGGCCGTCTGCGCGAGTGATCGTGCGGGCGCGCTGGGCTTTTAATTTTTTTACGAGGTTGAGGAGAGGCGGAAGGGGAGCAAATGAACGGAAACGCAATTCAGGAATTGGTCGAGGCGATCAGCGCCGACCCGCGGCTGCTCGACAGGCTGTCGAAAGGCGTCGGCGATCTGCTGCAGAAGGACGCCTTTACGCAGGGCGTCAATGGCCAGCAGGTGGTCTGGTACAACCTCAACCCGACGATCATGTTTCTCTATCCTTACCTCGAGCAGGTGCCTTTGATCGCGGGCAATGCCGAGCGCGGGATCGCGCCGATTGCCCGGGTGCAGTCGAAGGGCGGCGCGGCGGCTCATTGGAAGACGATCACGTCGATTGACCCGGACTCGGTCGCGGGGGGCGTCGGGCGCGGGCAGCGCGCGGGCGCGATGCGCATGAACAGCAACGACCTCTTCTCGCCCTTCTATGGCATGGGCGTCGAGGTGCCGGTCGATTTCGAAACCCGCTACGAGGCGGGCCAGCTAACGCCGGAGCCGCTGGCGATTGCGAGCCAGTCGGGGCTGCGCGCGCTGATGATCAAGCAGGAAAAGATGGTGATCGGCGGCAACTCCTCGCTGGCGCTGGGAATCAGTCCGACGCCGACGGTGACCGACGGCGCGAGCTCGGGCGGCACCATGTCGCAGGGCGGCGGCACGCTCTCGGTGATTTGCGTCGCGCTGACCAACGACGGCTACCTGCGCGCGGTGCCGAACAATCCTGTGACGTCGGCGACGGTGGTGCCGGGCCGCATCGTCCGCCAGAACCTGGACGGCAGCAGCATCGCTTTTGGCGGGGGCAGCGCGCAGCCCTCCGCCAACGCAACGCTGTCGTTGACCGCGAGTCACACGGCGCTGGCGAGTGTCGCGCCGGTTTCGGGCGCGGTCGCCTATGCCTGGTTCTGGGGCGGCGTCGGCACCGAGACGCTGGGCGCGATCACTACGATCGCGGGAATCGAGCTCAAGGCGAATCCGACCGGCGTGCAGCTCGCGAGCTCGCTGACGGCGGATAACTCGAAAGACGGTCTGATCCCTGACGGGCTAATCACGCAGATGACCGGTTCGACCTTCGGTGCGGTCTCCAACAGCTACGTGAAGTACACCGGCAACGGCGTCGGTGCGGGCGGCGGCGCGGGGACGATCGGCGGCGGCAACGGCCTGACCGGCGACAACGCCGGCGGGATCGTCGAGTTCGACGCGCTGTTCAAAGATCGCTGGGAAAATTTCCGGCTGGGCTTCAAGGGCGGCTATATCCTGATGAATTCGCAGGAAATCGCCAATATAACCAAGAAGATTCTGCAGCAGGCAGCGGGTTCGACCTCGCTGTTCCGGACCAGTCTCGAATACAACGCGCAGAATATCGTGGTCGGCCGGCGGATCACCGCCTACCACAATAAGTACACGAATGAGGATGTGTCGATCGAGGTTCATCCGTGGGTGCCGGCTGGAACGGTGATGTTTGCCAGCTCGCGGGTGCCGTATCCGATGGCGAATGTGACGAACCTTCTGGAATTCGAGGAACGCCAAGGCTTCTATCAGATCGATTGGCCGCTCTCGACGCGTCAGTACCAGAGCGGTTTTTACTGGGACGGCGCGTTCAAAAATCACTTCACGCCGGCCTTCGGGATGATCTCGAATCTGGGGAACAACTAAAGCGCCGCACGCAGAGGCAGAGGGAAAACATGATCAAGGCAATTCGCAATCTCACGCTCGCTGCGGCGGCGTGCCTGTTGTCGCTGAGCGCGCCGGTACTGGCGGCTAATCAGACCCTGACTTTCAAAGCCCCGCCGAATGCGCTGGGCACCACGATGCAGCTGCAGAACAACGGCGTGGTGACGGTCGGCGCCAACGGCTTGGTGACGATTCAAGTCGCGAATCCGATCGGCGGCGCTTGCGCGGCCGGGACACAGTGCGACTATACCGGCAAAGACATCATGCGGCTGCTGGCGGCCGGCTTCCAGATGCTCACCGGCGAGCCTTTCTCGATCAGCTGGGATGGCGCGCTGGGCGGCTTGGGCAATGCTGCGGTGAAGCCGTTCGCGGCGCCGTGCGCCGGCACGTTCAGCAAACTTATCTGCACGGCGATATTGACCGGCGCCTGCACGACCGGGCCGACGATCAATGTCGGCGATATCACGGCGACGACTACCGGCACGGCGGTTTCGCCGACCACGGCGGTCGCTACGCTCGCCAGCGCCAACGAGACGCTGGTCTTTGCCTACAACGACACGATCGCACTCGAGCAGACCGCCACGACTTCGTCTTGCACCGCGCCGAGCTATAGCTGCTCGGCCAATCTGGTCTGCTCGTAAGGAAAAAAGGGAGCGATTTTTATGGAACTGGTATTTGTGCTGAACGGCGGCAAGTACGGCGGTGTCGATCTCAGCGTCGATGGCACGCCCTACGAAGTGCGCCACGAAGGCTCACGCGACGTCGTCAATGTGCCCGACAAGGTGGCGCATCTGCTCGAGGGCCATGGCTGGTCGCCCACCGGCGTCGCCACGGCGCGGATGGTCGAGATCGCGGTCAACGCGGAGAAGGCCGCCTCCGACGAGCGCAAACGCGCGCGCATACAGGAGCTGCTCGACCTCGGCGTGCCGATGAACCAGATCATGCTGCACGGGGTTGATCGGCTGACGGCGATGATGACGCCAGGCGCAGATGCCGGCAATGCCGCGCTGCAGCAGCGAATTGACGCGCTCGAAGCCAAGCTCGCCGAAGCGACCGGGGCGAAGAAAGTCAAGAAGAACGGCGAGGCGGATCAGCCTGCGGCCTAGTCGATGGCCGGGGATCCGACAGATCTGTGCGCGCTTGCAGACGCGAAGGCATGGCTGAATATCACCGATACGACGCTCGATGCGCAGCTCGCGCGGCTGATTACCGCGGCGAGCCGCTTCATCACGTCGTGGCTCAACCGGCCGCTGCTCGCGATGGTCTACAACGAGAAGCGCAACGGCTCGGGGACGGCGGCGATGAGCCTACTGAATCCGCCGGCTTTCGCGATCAATTCATTGGTCGCGGATACTGTGACGGTCGCGCCGGCGCCAGACGCGCTCAGCGCCGGCTACAGCTTCGACGAGGACTCGATCTGTCTGCAGCCGCCGGTGGGACCCGGCAGAACTCGGCGATGTATTGGCTGACGCGCTTCACGCGCGCGGCGCAGAACGTGCAAATCAATTACGCGGCGGGCTATGCGCTACCGAATCAGCTGACGCCCGATTGGCCGGGCGGAACGCAGGCGGTGTTCTTCGGCGGGACAATCATACCGACGTCGAACAATGCCGGCGGCTTCGCTTATGTCGCGACGCGCGGCGGGGCGACCGGGGCTTCGCGGCCGAGCTTCAACCAGTCGGCGGGCGGAACGACTGCGGACGGTGCGATCGTCTGGGCGAATCTCGGCGTGACGGCGATTCCGGCGACCTTTCCGAACGGGCTCACGACCGCGCTGCCGCCCGATCTCACGCAGGCCTGTATCGAGCTGGTCGGATTGCGCGTGCGCGAGAAGGGGCATATCGGGCAGCTCTCGGTCGGGATGGGCGGCGAGCAGACGATTCAGTATGTACGCACGTCGATGCCGGCGAGCGTCGAAGAACTTTTGCAAACCTACCGGCAAGTTGCGCCGGTGATGAATTGATGGGCTGAGGCGGAGGAAGAGCATATGGCGCAGATCACAGTCGGCGGAACCGCCTCACCAGGCAGCGCACCGCAAGATAGTCCGGTCCTGATTGCAGGTTCGGACAGCACCAACGTCCGGACGATCGCGACTGACGGCGCGGGCCGCGTCGCGGTGATCGGCGGGCAGGCGGCGGGCGCGGCGGTGGTCGCGAATCCGGTGCTCACGGCGGGCACCGATGGCTCGAACGTACAAACCGTCGGGGTCAATCCGCAGAATCAGCTCAAGGTCTTGAGCGAGGGTCAGAAGACCAGCTACACCGCGGCGATTCTGGGCTTTACGCCGGCGGCGACGGCGACTGATTTCGCGGCGATCACCGGCAGTGCAAGCAAGACCGTGCGCGTGACCAAGGTCACGGTAACGGGCCTCGCGACGGCGGTGGCGTTGACGGATGTGCTGGCGATCAAACGCTCGGCGGCAAATACCGGCGGGTCGCCGACCGCGGCGACGATTGTCGCGCATGACGCCAACGACGCGGGGGCCTCGGCCACCGTGCAGACTTACGGCGCCAATCCGACGACCGGCACGCTGGTCGGCAATCTGGGAGCGAAGAAACTCGCGCTCGGGGTCGCGGCAACGCCAGTACCAACGGTCGAGTGGCGGCCCGGCCTGCAGAATGAACGGGCGTGGGTGTTGCGCGGGACCGCGCAGGTGCTCGCGCTCAACTGGAATAACGCGGCGGTGCCGGCGGGCACGTCGCTAGATGTCGAGATTACCTGGACTGAAGAATAGATGATTTCGGTCGTACTCACCGGCGATGCCGAGGTGCGCGCGCGCTTCACGCGGCTCGGCCCGGAGATTCATTCGCGGCTACTGCGCGAGATGGCGCGGCAGACGATCGCGCTGCAGAACTACGTGCGCAACGACAAGCTCTCGGGCCAGGTGCTCAAGACGCGCACCGGCACGCTGCGGCGCTCGATCAATCAGCGGGTGGAAGATCGCGGCAGCGAAATCGTCGGGATTGTCGGTGCGGATTTGGACGCGGCGCGCTATGCGGCCGCGCACGAATACGGCTTTCAGGGGCTGGTCGCGGTGCGGACTTCGGTGCGGCGAATTGAGCAGGCGTTCGGCCATCGGATTGCGCCACGCGAGGTTAATGTCTCGGCCCATTCGATGCGGATGCATCTGCCGGAGCGCTCGTATCTGCGGTCGTCGCTGCACGAGATGGAAGGCGCGATCACCGACGGGCTGCGCGGCGCGGTCGGCGAGGCGGTCAATGGCTAGCCCGCCGAAGTTACGCGCCGGGAGGCGCTCTACTAGTGCAACTGCCACGCGAGACGATCTATTCGACGCTGTTCGCCAAGCTGCAGGGAATCGCCGGCATCAGGAATTTCACGCGGCGGCCGAATCAGTACGCCAATTACGCGCCCGAGGAGATGCCGGCGCTGCTGATGATCCAGCGGCAGGAGATTCCGCACAAGGCGAAAAAGGGCGTGCCCACAACGTGGGAGCTGCACATCGAGGTGCTGATCTATCTGAACAGCGGGTCGGATGTCGCCAACGCCGTGCCGGCGACGGGAATCAACGCGATCATGGACGGCCTCGAAGCGACAATCGAGCCCGATGCGGTCAACGAATGGGCGCCGCATCTCGGGCTCAACGGCGTTTACACGGTCAAGTTCGAGGGGCCGGTGCAGATTATCGAGGGGCTCGAAGATCAGAGCGAAATCGTCGCGCGGATCGTGATCGTCGCGCTGTGACTCAAGCTTGGTTTGGGCGTGTAGCGGAGGAGGGGCGATAGATGTCGGTGCAACCGTTTGTTTTCGGCTCGGGAATCCTGTGGGTGGTGCCGCTCCAGGATATCAACGGCAATACGATCGCGACGCCGACGCCGCAGCGCTTCACGCTGCAGGACATGACGCTCGATATCGACACGCCGGTCAAGGAGCTGACCGCGCTCTATCAGTATCCACTGGCGATCGGCCGCGGCGCGGGCAAGGTCAGCGGCAAGGTGAAGTTCGCCAACGTCAATATCGGGCTGCTGAACTCGGCGTTTTTTGGCGAGACTGGCGCGCCGGTGGCGGGCGGCGCCAATCAGGTCGTGCCGGTCAACGACGAGGCGGCGACGATTCCGGCCACGCCCTATCAGGTGACGGTCGCCAATTCGGCGTCGATCAGCGCGGGCAATCCGATGACGGATTTGGGCGTGCGCTACGGCGGCACCGGCGCGGCGGGCGGACAATATCTGACGGCAGTGGCGAATGCGCCGACGGCGGGCCAGTACTCAGTCAATCTGACGAGCGGGGTTTACACCTTCAATTCGGGCGATACGACCAAGGCGGTGCTGCTAGATTATTCCTTCGCGCCGAACGCCAGCAGCAACCAATCGATTCTGATTCAGAGTCATCTGCTGGGGACGCAGCCGATCGTGAAGTTGATCGGGAAGTCGGTCTATGGCGGCTCGAATATCAAGCTGGCCTTTCAGTTCAATCAGGTGGTTGGCAGCAAGCTCGGCTACACCACCAAGACGACAGATTTCGTCTACCCGGAGTTAGATTTCATGATGTTCGCCGATGGCGGTTTGAACCTCGGAATCATCACCGGCGCGTTCTTTTAGGCGCGGGGGCGGGAGAGGGGTTAGGCCCGGGCGGCGCGAGCCGCGCCGGGCCTTTTTTGGTGCTACTCGCGAAGAGTCGGGATCGAAGAAAGCTTTTTCTTGAGCTTGCGGTTCGCGTGCCACAGGTCATAACGGCCCTGTAAATTCATCCACAGCTCAGGGCCATTGCCGCAAAGCTTACCCAGCCGGACCGCCATCTCCGGACTGATCGCCGTATCGCCCGCCATCACGCGATGAAGGGTCTACCGGCTCACGCCGAGCAGGAGGGCGATTTCGCCGATAGTGCGGCGGCCCATCGCCGGCAGAATATCGCGGGCAAACAGCACGCCAGGATGCGTCGGCGGGCGGGTAATCGCGCGACGATCGGCCCTTGTGCTTGAAGCTCTTGATCACGGAATCATTCATAACGAGCGACATAATGTCAAGTGTAATGCGACAAGAGGGGTTGTGAGGCGGCGGGCAGAGGGCGCTAGCAACTCGCGTGCGCCGGACCAAATAATCGAAGCATCACACCGCCGCAAGGGGGTATCGAGCGGAATCGAGCCTTATGACGTTCTACACCGGAAAAATTCGCGAACCGCTGCTTGAGGGCGTCGAGATCGACCTCAAGGGGCAAAAATTCACCGTGCCGCCGTCGAATATCCGGCGCGAAAAGCTGATGATCGGCGATAGTTACGTCCTGCAAAAGGGCGTGGACCATCAAACGCCGGAGCAGCAGACCGCCTTCACCGACGCCCTGATTCATGTCGCGCTGGTGGCGCTGGAGCCGAACTATCCCGAGCTGACGAGCGCGCTGCTCGAGGAGCAGCTGCAGACCAGGGACCTGATGCCGATCTTTATCGCGCTGCGCAAGGCCAATGGCTTCAACGACGAGGAACCCGCCGCGGGGGAAGTGGCGGGCCCGCAGGGCGGGCCAGCGACGCCGGCGACTGGGATTTCCTGATAGCTCATCTATGCGCCTGCTATCACTGGACGTGGGGCTACGTCGAAAACGAGCTGACGATTCCGCAGGTGCGCGCGCTCAACGGCTACCTGCGCGAGCATCCGGCGACGCATATTCTGGCGGCGGCGTTGGCCGGCTACGAGGCGCCGGCCAAACCGCAGGAGCAATCGCTGGATACGCTGCTGGCGGCCTTCGGCGCGGCCGGTTTCAACGTCCAGGGCAAGATCGAATTACCCAAGAACTAGCGCTGCGCGTGTGCTTAGCGCCAACGGGGAAAATCGATGGCTGATGATCAAATTAATGTCCAGATAACCGCGACCGACGATGGGCTGAAGGCGGGGCTCGACGAGGCGAAGGCCGCGGTCGAACAACTGCCCGAGGGGATGAAGGCTGCCCAAGGAGCCGCGGATGATTTCAGCGATACGCTGAAACGGGTCGGCGAGGTCGCGGCCGGGGTCTTCGGCGGGCTGCAAATCGAGGAATTTGCGTCGAAGATCAAGGAAGCATTCAACGAAGCGATTTTCGGGACGGCGGAGTGGGCGGAAACGCTCGAACACGCGAGTCTTACGCTCGGCGCAGGGCACGCAGACGGCGACGCAGGCCTTTCGCAAGATGGGCGAAGATATCGCGCTCTCGATCGCGAAGAGCGGGATCAAGGATTTACTGCTCGGCGGCAAGGAAGGTTCGTTCGGCGCGGCGCTCTTCGGCAAGGAGGGCGCCGGCGGCGGCCTGGCGGGCATCGGCGCGTCAATTTTCGGCGGGCCGGCGGCGACCGGGGCGGTCAACAAGCTTTTCGGTGACGCCTTCAAAGCGGCTGAGCCAGCAGTCAAGAGCCTGTTCGGCGAGGCCTTCAAAGGGCTCGGGAATGTAGTCGGGAATCTTGCCGGCGGTAGCGCTGCGGCGGGCGCAGGGAATGCGGCCCAGAACGCAGCGAAGGCCGCCGCGGCTCAGGGCGAAGCCATGAACAACGCCTTGCAAGGCATCCTGGGGCCGTTAGGAAAAATCCTGCAGACCGCGATGACGCTTGCCCTGATTCCGCTGCATGCGATCAGCGCGGCGCATCTGGCCACCGCCGTATCGCATTTCGCCCTTGCCGAACTGCATCTGGCGCAGGCGCTAATCCATACGACCCTCCTTACGCTCATCGCGCTGTTCAGCTCACCTGCCGGGGTCAAGCCATTTGGGTTCGCCAGCGGCGGCATTGTGCCCTCGGCGGCGGGTGGTATGACAGTCGGCAACAGTGGGACTTTCGCGATTTTGCATCCGCGCGAGATGGTGTTGCCGGCGCATCTGAGCGAGCGGGTGCAGCGCGCGTTTCCGCGTGGCGGTGAGGAAGGCGCGGGTGGCGCAGGCGGCGGCCACACCTTCGTCAATCACTTTCATATCGAGGCCACGGACGGGGACAGCGTGGCGCGCTTATTGATGAACAATCGGGGGGCCTTGGTAAACGCGCTGCGCGGCGCGATCCGCGGGGCGATGCTCGAGGTCCCGGCTTAAGCGAACGATGAAGGCTGCGACCGCCGCGCTACAGGCTCTTCTGGCGTCGCCGACCGCGCAACTGCTGACGGCGGACCTCTACGCGATCACGCTGGTCACCGGCCAGGTGCTGCGCTGGTCCTCGCTCGACCGCGACACGGTTTTCAACAGCAACGTTTACACCAAAGGCGACCAGGCGGTGAGCCGCACGGCGATCAAGCAGCAGACGCTGCGGCAGTCGCGGGAGGCGGCCTACGACGTCACGATTACGGTCGCGGCGCTGGGGACGCCGATCGTCGCGCTGGGGCTGACGCTCAAGCAGGCGCTGGTGGCCGGGCTCTTCGACGGCGCGACGGTGACCGTCAATCGCATCTTCAATCCGGCGCTGCTGACGAATGGCCAGGCGAGCGTCGACGCGACCGCGTATGGCTCGGTGGTGCTGTTCGTCGGCTTTGTCGCGGATGTGGAAATCGGCGCGGTCAAGGCTGACGTCGTCGTGGTCGCGTTCGGCACGGGCCTGCGGCCGAACGAGAATTTCGGGCTCAAGCGCGCGGATATCGACCTCGGCAACCGGATCGTCCGGGTCCGGCAGACCTTCTCGCGCTGGGGCGAGGGCACGGTCAAGAATAAGCGCGCGCGGCGCGACCTCGTGATGACGGACGCCGTCTATGCGGCTCTACGCGCGCAGATTTCGGCGACCGAGCTGCGCTTCGTCTGGCTGTGGCCGATGAGTCCGTCGCGGCCGCAGCCGCACGGTCCGCAGCGGTTCAGCTCGAAGAACTGGCCGGCGATCCTGAAGCGCGCCGGCGTGAAGCATCGCGAGTTCTACCAGTGCCGGCATACCTTCGCGACGCGGCTCCTGCAGGAAGGCGCGGAGCTCCAAGCGGTCGCCGAGCAGATGGGCCACGCGAATCTGCAGATGCTGATCGATCATTATTTGAAGTGGAAACCGGGCCAAGCGGCAGGAAAACGGCAGGGGACGAGTAATGGCTGA